CATGTGTTAAAGCTATTTCATCATTTGCACCAAACGATAGAATCGCACCATCGTGTTGTAATTCTAGATCTTGTGTTAATGTCACATCTCCGTCAGATCCTATTGCTATAGCATCTGTATCTGAAGCAGATCCTATTTGTCCGCCATCTGCTATAGTAATACCACCTGAGTGTACATCTCTTTGACTAAAAGTTACCACTCCGTCTGAAGCTATCGCTATTGAATCAGTGTCACTAGTATGTCCTATGTTTGTGCCATTTATAATTATGTTATCAACAGTTAATGTTGTAAGTGTTCCTAATGATGTGATATTTGTTTGTGCCGCAGTTGTTAATGTTACATCTGCAATATAAGTTTTTATCCTGGAGACTTCACATTTTTTTTCTGTACCACCAGCACCATCGTCTACAATAATTAAATCAGCATCTACTAATGCTGCACCAATATCCGATGCACCATCAATATCAAGTGCACTTATACTTACTTTGTTTGCTGTAGATATAGTCGCCAACTTAGTATCTGCAATTGCAGCATCTGAAGCGACACTTGCATTGACTACAGCGTTTGCAGCTAATTGATCAGCACCTACCGCATCATCAGCAATTTTAGCTTGAGTTACATTGTCATCTACGATTGAGGCTGTTACCACAGCACTTGCAGCTAACTGGTCTGCACCTACCGCATCATCGGCTATCATCGCTTGTTCTACAGCGTCATTAGCGATGGTGAGGGCTCCACCTGAGGCTATTGTTGCGTCCCCACTTAATGCAACTTCTTCATAACTAGTACCGTCTGCGACTAATATTTTTCCAGATGTTACATCTGGCATGATTAATTTACCAGGCAATGTAAGATTATTACTAGCGTCTAATATTGTTGTTTTACTTGCAGGTAACGTACAAAATACATTCTTTGTACCCGCAGAAAAGTTAACAGCATTATCACTGTTAGAACTTGATATAACTGTAGTACGAGCAAGGGTTGAACTATCTGAAGATAAAGTACCTAAACCAACTTCAAACTCAGCATTTAAAACAATACAATAGTATGTAGTATTACTATTACCAATACCTGCTGAAAATGTTTCAAACCCAGAAACGGCACCACCTAATGTAACCGTGCCAGTGCCTGTGGTCGTGGTAGTTTCTTTTACACGGTCATTAATTACTAGAGCCATGTCTGTACTCCTAAGCTATTCGTATGATTGCAGCTGAGGATGAAAAAGCAGGAAACGATATAGTAAATGTTCCTGAAGTTGCTGTTTTATCAGCACCAAAATTTAAAACACACACTGCTGGATCGCCAGATGCAGTGTCGTTATAGATTAGAGCTCCTCTTGCAGTTAAAGTTACGCCTGTAAAAGATAAGTCAGCAAAATCAACCAAAGCTGTATCAGATGATAAAGATGTACCGCCATTAGTTAACGCACTTCCACCTGAAGCATATTGACCTGATGCTGAAACTTGGTTATCTGTAGTAAAAGATGTGGTTGATTTTCCTAAAGTAGCACTGCTTGTGTAAAGTGATAATTTAAAAGAATTACCACCACTTGATTTAAAGTTGTGTGTGCCTTCCAGCAATTCTTTTTTAAATGAATTACATATTGCATTAGTTGTTATAGCCATTATCCTACTCCCTTAACATTAGGTGAAATAGATGGAATTGGCATCCTTGGTTCACCGTCCTCATATTGCCCACGTTTTCTTTGCCCCATTTGTTGCATAGCAAACTGTTGTATTTCTTCATTATACTTCTGTTTGTATAGTGTGTACATATCAGCAGGTCCTTTTAAATAGCTAAAACACTCTACTAACACACCGTGTAAAAGCATACTTTCTTGATTTGTAGACAAGTAAGTGGCAGTTGAACTATTAAAATGTGGGGGGTCAATCACATAATTAATTTGAATAGTAAAAGTAGTTGATGGCACTGGAGCTAAAACTATGGAAGAATCAGTCCAGTTTGCATAATATTTCGGAGTTCCAGTAGAGTCACCAGGATTAAACTCTGATATAAAACTGGTATCTCTTTTTTCTAGAAACACACGACTACCACTATTTGTAATTTGCACCGACCTTAAATACAAAAAATCATCAGGCATACTTACATATCTTTGTGATGCTACTGTTGTAGATGTTTTATATGCTTTTAAATCATCATATTCAACTTTACCAGCAATATCTAGCTCTGTATTACGAATAAATTGATCAATTAAAGTATCTGACAATACATTGGAATCTACTTCGGTATAGTTTCTTACTTGTGTTAAAAAATTTGCGTGTGTAATACTCATGATATAGTCACCGTTACATCGCCAACGTTCATTTTAATTTGACGACGTTTATTTTGTTCATCTGCACTATCTGGTGGAGTTTGAGAATTTGTTTCAAAACTCGCAAACAATGCTGGGTTTAAATCTACATCGGTTGGTGAACTTCTTAAAGGTCTTGGGTTTTGTAAAGCAATGGGATCAGACTGATGTTTTCTACGCCTGATTTGTGGATGTTTTGATTCATACTCTGATCTGTGTACAAATGACCCATTCCACTCCTTGACCATTTCAGTATATGGAAACTCCATACCTGATCTGTCAGATATTGCTTTTGCGTATTTGCCTTTAGCGTATGCCATTTATTCCTCTACAAAAGTTTCGTAGGTCTATTACGACCTAATTTACATTTAACTTTAATACTACCACCATTTCGTTTTTTAGTAGGTTTTTTTGGTATTAAATCAGTTTTTTTTGAAATATATCCTTTGTTAACTTTTTTACTTAAGTATTTTTTTTCTGTTTTTAAAGTGTGTTTATCAGGGTTAGTGTAAATATTTTTATTTGCTTGAAAATCATCATAATCTTTAGCTGATAATTCTTTACCCTTTTTTTGTTTATTAACTAATTTTTTATTTGCTCGTTTAGCTTTTCTATATTTTATATAACCCTCTACTCCTTTTCTAGCAAAGTATAAAGCTGCTGGACCTATAAACTGCACTCCCATAATTAACTCCCTGATGGAAAATAACTTTGCGGTGTTATATAAACCGAAGTTCTTTGACCATCTTCGGACAAAGCTCTTTGTAATTCATCTTCATAAATCATTTTATTCTGTTGAACTAACTGTGGGTTAATTTTCATAGCTAAATAATAAGAAAGACCTGCTACCATACAAGGTATAAACCTAAAGGCAACATCGCTTTGATTAGTATATGCTCCCGCATCTTCAATTCGTTTAACACAATAAAATTTTAAATGTGTGTAGGTACTAGCATCTGGTGTTTGATACAAAGTAATAGTTGGTGTTGTTTGTCTGTCTACATAATATTCTGAAGGTTGCCCAGTCGCTCCTTTATTAGGCTTACTGGCATAATCACTTCTTGATATTTTTGTAAGTGAAACATCATTAGTTGATGAAGTTGTTCCACTTGAAGTGCTTATATAAGCTTCTAATACATCACTTGTAGCAGCTGGAGCATCATAAGTTGCTGTGCCAGATGTTAAAGCTTGTGTATTTAGTGCAACTTTCCACAAATGAATACCACGGTTTGACCACTCAGAAAATAAAATATTTAAACTTCTACGGGCTGACTTTAAATCATTACCACTATTTGTTCTTATAGCACAACGTTCATACGCTTCTTGAATGATATCATCTATGTCTAGATCAAATGCTGTTGTACCTGAAGTTGCCATCTAGCCTCCTATTAAGACTTTTTCTTTTTCTTCTTTTTAAGAAGTTTAAAATCACCACTATCAATTCTACCATTGTTGTTTAAATCAAGTTTTTTTTGATTACCCATCAAACCACCACTATTTCTTTGTGCAAATCTAGATCCACCTAAACCTGCAACAGTTGGGTCGTAAGATGTGCTTTTAGTAGATAAAGCTTTGTAAATTTTTGATAACAAACCATCTTCTTTTTCATTTTTCATTTTTGTTTTATAACGTGAAGAAGAAGGTGACATTTTTTTACCAATATTAGTTTTACCCATGATATCGCTTTGACTTCTAAAATCTGACATATCTATGTTGCCAATATTGCCACCTTTCGATGAAAATGTATCAAAATTAAACCCAGCATCACTCTTGTATGTTTTTTTAATATTTCTTGCCATAATAATCTCCTATATATCTATTAATCCACCGTAATACTTTTTATCAATCGTTCTAACATTAGTTGGTGTCGGTCCAACATTACCAGCTTGTCTTTTACGCTTTACCGCAGATCTTTTTTGTGAGTCTGACATTTTGGCAGCTTTTGCCGCTGGAACACATTTTGGATACTTACGTTTTGAGCCTTTTGCACTTTTACGCCCACACTTCTTATATCCTCCACCTTTTTTTGGAGAACCAATATCAACCCAATTTTCACTAAACCACTTTTTTAAACTCATTACATTAAATCTTTGTAGTAAGCAGCAGTAGATGGATTACTCATAGTCATGCCGTCAATATCAACACTAATTGCTGATCCAGATGTATCACCTGCTTCAACAAAGGTACCCTCTTTTGCTGGTTTTGGACCTCTAAAATCCTTTCGTTTTTTACCACCAGGACCCTTAACTTTACCTGCACATACCTTACTAGCATAAGCATTAGCATACGCACTTGGGTATACATCAAATTTAGCCTTAGCTGCAGCTTTACCTCGTGGGCATAACTTTTGTCCTTTTTTCTTAGCCATAAATCCTCCTATTCTTAAATTTTAACA